TGTTCTAATTTAGCATCAATAAAATCTTCTGAATCTGGATGTTTTACGGAGCAAGTCAACATTAATGCACCTCTTCTTCCACCTTGGGCAACTTCATTTGTAGAATTTGAATATCTATTCATAAATGGAACCAAGCCTGTAGAAGTTAATGCAGAATTTTTGACTGGCATTCCAGCTGGTCTAATATGAGAAAGATCGTGTCCTACACCACCTCTACGTTTCATAAGTTGTATCTGTTCTTCATCAACTTGCATAATTGATCCATATGAATCAAATAAACTACCTATAACAAAACAATTTGATAATGATACAACTTGTCTATTATTACCAATTCCTGACATTGGTGAGCCTTGTGGAATTATATACTTAAAATCTTTTATCAAATCAAATATAAACTGTTCTGATAATGGATTTTCATATTTATCTTCTATTCTATGTATTTCTTTTGCAAGTCTCCAATGCATATCATCTGGTGTTCTTTCATAATATACAGTTTCACCTTCTTTTGTATCTTTTAATGCATACTTATTAACCCAAACATCAGCAGCTAATGTATCACCGTTAAAATATTTTAATGATGCATCATACGCTTCATCTCTTTTAAAAAAACTCATGTTATTTCTTTTATTTTTATATGAAGTTGATATTATTGAGATTACTCAAATATCCACTTTGTTTTAATTCTACTATAATTTGTGTTGCATATTCTTTATCCAATAATTTAAACATATTAAATATATTATCAGTAAAATAATAAGATAATTCAACAAAAATTTCCGATTTTGTATATTCTTTACCAATATTATCCAATAACATCTTATAATAGTCGTTAAACGCTTGTTTATTAGGCTTTCTTCTATTAGAAGAAAAATCTAAAGATGTTTTTTCAGTTAATAAATCATAGACATCTTTAGATAAATTAAGTCTACCTATATATTCTTCGTGATATTTAGACTCAAACTCGTAATTAGTGCCAACCTCAATTGGTAGACCATCATAACTATAATTTTCTTCTTGATAACCTATATAATATTCAGATTGTTCTGAAATCTCATCTAGTTTACCCTTAAAAATAGTATCTCTATTCAATGAATGTTTACCTTCAAGTTTATGATTATTTGTATTAAATTTAAACATCACATCATCTTCAGTATCTATATCCTCATCCTCATCAGATACCATAATTTCAACAATATCACCATCACCAAACTCTTCATCTATAATAACATCATCAATAAAATCTTCACCTAATTCCTCATCTAAATTATTATTTAAATCATCATCATCTAAAATAACTCTCTTTTGTATCATATATAATATTATTTTTAGATATTATTTCGCGCCAACCAACTGATCGTTCTCCATAGTTAAAAATTTAGTATTAAAATCAAAACGAACTTGTTCTTCGTGATGCTCACCATCTCTTAATTTTAATATTTTTAATCTATAAATATTATTACGTTTCATTTCTGGATTACGAATAATACCCCAAACTGAATCAGCAGTGTCAGCAATAGCCTTACTTTCAGGAATATCACCTAATTTAATGTCAGATGCACCCCAAACTGCTTTATCAGTTTGTGTTGCAGTTATAACTGAACATTCATATTTATCTCCAATTCTTCTTAAACCTTCTGCTAAGTGTTTTCCTTTTAAATATAACATATTAGTAATATCAAAACCTTTTTCAATTGACATAATATTTATATAATCAACAATTACCATTCCTACTTTAAGTCTTTTAACTTCTTCAAATTTTTTAATATAGTTATCTATATCAGTTACTGTACAATCACTTGTATTATATTTTTTAACATAAATCTTACCTGGTTGAGAATCAAATAAACCTCCAGTACTAGATTGGGATTTTAAATTATTTAATCTTTGTTTCATAAAAACCGAATCTTTTGATTTTTCATCATATTCATCAGAATTAATTTTAAGTCTCATAGATCCTAATCTTTTCATCACTTTTCTAGTTGCCATTTCTAATGTAATAACTAATACATTAGCGCCAGCATTTGCTGCATTTGTTGCGATATTATGCAACCACATGCTTTTTCCAACATTTGTCTCACCCATTATAACATTTAATGTTGATTTACTCCAACCACCACCTAATATTGAATCAATACAAGGCCATCCAGTATGAATAGTATTTTTACTAATTAATTGTTTATGTGATTCAGGATCATCAAAATCCATACCTAAATCACTATCATCATCATCAACTAAAAGAACATTACCGAACATTCCTTTAATTTTTTGTGCTATATCTACAACATTTTCATAATCAATTTCTTTAAGATTACGAACCATATCAATAGTTTTAAGCATATCACCATTTAATTGATTTTGTATTTTCCAAGCCTTAAATCTAGGCAATAACCATTCCGTGCTTATATCGCTATTATCGGATTGAAGGAGTAATTTTAAAACTGCCGCACTAATTTTATTTTCTTGGTCAGCTAGTTTGACCATTGCGACAATTTGTTGTGTGCTTGGTACAATATGACTTTCACTTCTTAAATATTCTTCTCTAATTACAGTATATACAAACATTATATCTGAATTCTTAAAAAAGTAAGGTTCTACCTTAGAAAATTGATCTGGAGTATCTAAAATATAGATAAAAAAATGCTTCTCCATATTTGTATTCATTGCTTCCGCCATATGAGTATTTTATAGATTATTTTTTAAAAGTTCAAAATACTTTTTTTAATTAAATAGATTTCCATCATCTTCAAGATTAAATTCATCAGAAGATAACATATCTTTATCTTCTATTTCATTTAATCTTTCATCAATATCTTCTAACTCTTTAAGACACTCATCATAAGAAGGATATTTGAAATAATCATAAATTATTGGTTCCATTGCTTTTAATACATCTGCATTAAATACCTTTCTATTAAAAAGTTGATTTGCTGCTACACTTTTATCTAAATGTTTAACATACCAACGATTAGATGGTTGAAATGTTATCTCACCTGTTTCTTTATCAATATTCTTTTTTACCTGTGCAATACCAATTTTAGGAAAATTTTCAAATGTACAAAACAAATCTAATCCCTTATAAGGATTAATACCTTTACTATAATCAATTTCGAATTTAACTTTTTTTGGTTTTGCTAATCTATTTTTTGCTGATTTCGCAGTGATTACTGAGCCGGATCTACCAAGATCCATTTCATCTTCTTCACCTGTTTTTAATTTTGCATCACTTAAAAATAAGATCACACTCGCAGCATAATATAAACCTTCGCCACCACTCATAATAGTTTGTGGAAACATATCTTGTGTTAAATAAACATGATTTGTTGCTACTAATGGAATATTTAAATATCCCAAATCATTAGTAATCAATCTAACAAGAGATTTTATTTGTTTTGCGCGGGTCATATCTTGTTTAACATTTAATTTAAGAGTATCTTCTTTTTCTTTCTCACTGGATAACATACCAATAGAATCTAAAAAGAATATTGTTTTTGACACATCAACTCCGGTATCTTTTAGTTTTTGCAAAGCATCTAAAAAAGACATCATAAACATTTTTATCTTTTCAACAATATTAGTTCGTATTAACATAAAATTATCTTTATTTGATGTATCAATACCATACATATCAAAATCAGATTTTTCAATAGAATACTCTGTGTCAATCCACACAATATTATATCCCATTTTTTGGGCATTTCTTGCAATATTTAAAGAAATAAAAGATTTTCCAGTCTGCTTTGGTCCAGCAATAATTGTTATTTTATTATTTGGTATTCCACCTTTTAAAATGCTTTTAGATAAAAGTGCATCTACAATATGAATTCCAGTTGATATAAATGTTTTTTCTTTCTCAAAATCTTCAATTGATATGATATCTTTCTTTGAAATATTTTCTATAAGATTAGATATTTTTGAAAAATCAAAACCATTTGATTTCTTTTGTGAGGTTTTAGTTGTCTTTGCCATAATATATTATTATTTTTATTTAGATTGATTCTAAGTTATTATAGAAAAAACTTAATAAAAAGTTTTATGTTTAAAATATAATAAATTTAGAACCTAACTGAATATATATATAATTCCAAAATAAGATAAGAATATGGAGTTCTATATAGTATTCGTTAAAAATAGGAAAAAACTTGACAAATATATTAAAGTCAATAAGGTACGAAATAAGACAATTATAGATATAAAACAGCAATTAGATGATCACGGATTAGAAGATGTCACTGAATGGCGGGAATATTTCAATCTTATAATATATACCAAAATAACTCAAACTATCAGGAAAAATAAAGATGTGTACTATATACCAAATATAGGTAAAATTAATACTTTAGAAATTGATGATATTTTTCAAATTAAAGAAAATTTAACTGGAAAAATTAATTTTAATTTACTTTTCTTTTTTGAAGATTTTAAAGACAATCAAAAAATGTATGAAAATCTTCTATCTAATATATCATTATTTGACGCTATTCAAATAATTAGAGATTACTAAATCAATATCAGAGAAATATTTTTTTTATATATAAAGAAAAACTATAAATTAAATGTCACATTATTCTGAAATAGATTTTCTTTTTAATAATATTACTAAAGATTATATAAATCTTCAAACAAGCAATAGAAATAATTCTGCTAATATATTTGATGAATCAAAATATGTTGTATATAAAAATAAAAATAATTCTGGTGCTGGTACAACTAATATCAAAAAATATATAAAAGATAAAGTATATAAAAATGAAGACAAATCTATAAATCCTTATGTACAATTAGTAATGGATTTTGATAGTGTTGATGGTCAACCTGGAGCCGGGTTAAGAATAAAAGCTGCAGATTTAGCATATTTAAGAGAATTAGGTGTTTATCCTATAAATAGAATGGCTATTCTTAGAAGATTTCCAGAAGGTTGCTTTGTTCCAGAAGACCTAAATGAAATGATTAGAGAACCAATCTCAACTATTGTTGGCTGGATTAAACCAAGTGACAATTTTGGTAAAGTTGAATTTCATGAAAATTGGGCAACCACATCTAAAAGATTTGATCAAATGATATCTAAAATGATAGAAACTGCAACAGGTGGATTATTACCAATAATACCAGTTCCTGATTTTGCGCAAGGTATGTTATTTCAACTTTACAAAAATGCCGGACTTTTAAATAGTGATAGTACAAATGAGACAACAGATGAAGCTTATGAAAATTTTGATCCTAGCACTATAAAACAACCAACATCTTACACCGATGTAACTAACGGTAAAGGTCCAACTACAACTAATAGTTGGGGCCTTAATAATATACCTATTGGGGATCCTAATGTATTACAAGAAGGGCCATTTAGAGATCCGGCAGGACAAAATATAACATCAACCTTTGAATTTATATTAGAAACAACATATGAACAAAAATTATTAGGAGATGTTGATCCAGGTTCAGCAATGCTAGATATTTTAGATAATATTTATGCAATGGGCACATCTAATATGAAATTTTATTGGGGTGATAATTCAGCTGTTATGAAAAAAGCCAGGGAAGCTAGCAGTTATAAAGCCAATAATTTAAATGCGTGGTGGGATATGATATCTTTAACATTAGAATCTTTTTGGACAGTAATAGCAGATTTTTTTAAAGATGAATTTACAAAATTGGAAAAAAACTATAATGACACAATTGACACCAACAAAAGTAAAGAGGATGCAAATAAACCTAGAACAGATAAAGAACAAGATTTACAAAACCAAATAGATATAGAAAATACTAAAAAAACACCAGATCAACCAAAATTAAAAACTTTACAAACAGAATTAGCTAAACTTAAAAAAGATGATATCTCAACAAAAGAACAATCTGTAACAGATGCTGCTAAAAAGAAACTTGCTGATGCTGCTAACTATCTTGCACCATTTTTGCAATCTGTTCTAACAAGTACAGTATCTATATGGAGGTTTGAATTACGAGGGTCTATTGAATTAATGGTTGGTGGTAAAATGAGTTCAACACCTTGGTATTTATCATTAGGAAATCCATACGCACCATGGTTAGCTACAAATCATATTATTGTACATTCAGCATCAGTAGAAACAAGCAACGAAATGGGATTTAATGATCAACCACAAAGATTAACTGCTACTTTCAATTGTAAATTTTCAAGAGCTTTAGGTAAGCAAGAATTGATGAGAATGTTCAATAACACATATAGAAGGACTTATAATTCACCGCCTCCTGGTACAGAAGCATCAAATTCTACGTCTGTCAAAAATGCTAAAAATTCAGATAATATACAACAAAATCCACCTAAACCTGGTATTCCTGTTTCCAATCAAAAATCAGGAACAGGAAATACAAAATAAAATAATTAAAATTATGAATATTCTATCCTTTGATGATACCAACAGTAATAAAATAAAAAGAGATTCTAATCAAAATGATCTTTTTGATTTATTTCAAAAAAATATAATAAATATAGATAATATATTATTACAAATATATATTGTACCACAAGAATTTGAAATGAGACTAGATAGAATATCTAATTTTATTTATGGTTCTCCTAATTATGTAGAAGAATTAATGGTATTAAATGATATTATTAATCCATACTCAGTTAAAGAAGGTCAATATATTTATTTCTGTCAAGTTGATAATTTACCAAAGCTATACACAACCGATAATTTACAAAATTTAACAAGTACAACAGCAAGAAATAATTTAATAAATTCTTCAAAATCAAATACAAAAATATCAACAGACTTAAATGTGAGTGATGAAAATCTGTCTCCAACTATTAAACCATCTAATCTAAAACAAATTAAGGTTGGTAGTGACAACAATATACAAATTATAAATTCATTTCAATGATAAAAATTTTAAATAAAGCTAGTGTAAAACTTAAAGAATTAAATATAAAAGTAAATGATCCTATATCAGCGGATATTCTTGTGCAATCATTTAATTATGTTCCATATTTATTTATTAGCAAAGTTAATGACCCAAATTTTAACGGAACCACAATTGATGCAAAAGATGTTATATATGTAAAACTTCACAATAGTAAGTTTTTACCTGAAATTGAATTATATTGTGATGATTCAAAAGGAATATTGTTTAATGATTCTTATCCATCTGATCATGACATGATATTAAGCATTTTTGTTAAATCAAATTCAGAAAACACAATGCCAATAAGAATGGATTTTAGAGTTACATCTTATGAAACAGTAAAAGGTGATATTAATAGTAATAATTTAAAATATTTAATTAAAGGAATATTAGATTTAGATGAATTATTTTATACAAAATATGAATCTAGAAAAGGAACAAGTTATGATGTAATAAAAGGAATAGCATTTGATTTAAATCTTGGATTTGCATCAAATGTACAATCAAGTAATGATAGTATGTCATGGATAAATTGTAGTGATACATATCCTGAATTTATTAAAGATATAACAAAATATTCTTTCATATCAAAAGATGCGTTTGTATGGACCTTTATTGATTTTCAATATAATATAAATTATATAAATATTCAATTAGAAATGAATGAATTTATTAAAGGAGAAAGTGGAACCATTACAAATTCTCAGATAATTAAAAATGATGAAGAAAAAAACAGTGAGTTATATTTAACTAATAATAGTGCTTTTCATATGACAAATAATTACATAAGCAAATTTAATTTAGTTAATCAATCATACAAAGTCAACTTAGAAAGATTTTATCAAGTTACATCTACATGGTATGATAAAAGTAATAATACTGTTTATAAAGAATTTATAAAAGAACTTGGAACAGAACATGAAGAATTAAAAGATTTAACGGATAGAAGTTCAAAACTATATGAAGAATGTGTAAATGATGAATATTTTACAGGTAAAATTGACACGGATAATAATGTACATCAAAATTATTCATTAGCAAAAGTTGCCAATCAATTTCATCTAAATGGTATGGAAAAAATGAAAATGATTGTCATATTAAATCAAGTAAATTTTTCTGTAAAAAGATTTCAGAACATTAAAGTTGAAATATATAATCAAAATGATTTACTTTCAAGTAACGCAAATATCAAAAAACCACTTGATAACATAAATCCAAAATTATCTGGGTATTGGTTTGTTACAGGTATAAATTATTTATATAAAAGAAGTGGTGGTGTTGAACAAGAAATTACACTTATGAGACGAGAATTAAGTATAAATTATGGTAATGCAAATGATGAAAAAAGTGATTTAAGAAAACTATTAAAATAAAATAATAAATAAACTATGGGATTAAGCTATAAAAATATTTTAAACGATCAATTATCAAGTTCTCTAGGTGATAAAAATTCAACATCAGCTAGATATATTAAAGGATATGCTCAAGATAGTGGAATTGAAGCATTGGCAAACTCATTAAATATCAATAAAGGTTTATTTAAACAAACACTTGGTATTGAAGATAAAAAATTAGATAACTATGATCCTTATCATACTTCAGATGCAAAAAACGAAGAAGGTTGGTATTCTGATGATGGATCACAAATGAAAGCAAGCACAATTCAAGAATATGATGATGATACAAATACCTTTAAAAAAGGACTATATTCACAAGCTGGATTTAGAGGAAATGATTTTTGGTATGAAGATCCATTTATTCCAGCGTTTGAATTATTCTTTGATCAAAATTCTCCATTTTTTTCAACAGCAGATTCAAACAATAGTTTAATGTGGTTTATAAACCATTATGGAAATAACATTGACTCTTATGGTTATGAAAATAGAGGTAATTTATGGACCGAATTTAGAAATGTATTTTTTAAAATATTTGAAACTGATCTTTTAAATAATAGAAATAGAAATTTTTCAAACAAAGCATATTATATAACAAAAATTGCAGGATTAGAAAATCTTAATAATAAATTTATAAATTATAATGGTAAAGATGGTGAAACAAATAAAATTACAATAACTTTAAATGAAGATGTGTCTATGATAGCATGGTATTTATCTGAATTATATAATAATATAATTTATAGTTATAAAAATCAAAGACATATGTTTCCTGAAAATTTAATAAGATTTAATATGACTATAAAAATTAATGATTTTAGAAATTTCACAATGCCTAATAAAAATGATAGTAAAGTTGATCCGCAGCATGAAATAAAAAATACTATATCACCAAAATCACAAATTGTATATACATTACATGATTGTAATTTTAATTTTGAAAAAAGTAAAAATTATGAAAATGAAATGGAAATAGGTGGATATGGATCTACCATATCTAATAAACCACAAACATTATCTTTTGATATTTATTATAAATCTGTAACTCGTTGGAGTACATTTCCATTATTATATTCAGGAGATGTTAAAAACATTAATCCTTGGGAATTAGAATTTAAATCTAGTAGTAAACAAGAATACTATGATAATTTAGATAGACTAAGCTCAACTAATCCAATTGCTCAAAAAGGATTTACAAATCAATTATTAAGTAAAGCTGGTCAAACAATTGCTAACAATAGTCTCAATTATATGGATAGTTTAGAAACCAAATTAAGAAATGTTAGAGGAAGCACTGTAAACAACCTTTTAAATCAATTCACAACTTTAACTGGTCTAAATAAAATAGAGCCAGATAATGTATATACTCCTGATTTTAATGATCGTACTAGTTTAAAAAACTTTGGAAAATCTATTGGATCTGGATTATTAGCAGATTTAGAAAATACTACAAGAAACGCTGCAAACTTTTAAAAATAAATAAAATAAATGGAACTCGCAAGAGATTTTTACGTTGGATTAGTTGAAGATAATAAAGACCCAAACAGAAAAGGTAGAGTTAAAATAAGAGTACAAACACTTTATCATAATATACCTGTTGAAGATATACCATACGCATATCCATGGGGTGGAATTGCTGGAAAAGATTTTCAAGTTCCTGCAATAGGTAAATTAGTAAACGTACTTTTTCTGTCAGATGATTTATATTCACCATACTACATATATTCTGAAAATTATAACATAAATCTTCAAAATAAACTTAAAAGTTTAAATGATGAAGAATACGTAAACTTTACTTCACTACTATTTGATGAATCAACACAAATATTTATTAAAGGCAAAGAGTTAACAATAGATCAGTTACTTAATAAAGTAACAATTAATAATACTTCTATTAATCTTGAATTAAAAGATAATACACAAAAATTAAATTTGGCATCAAAAGGAGCAGATCAAGATGCTGTGTTAGGTACAAATTTTTTTCAATGGATGGACAACTTTATAAATGAATTAAGTAAGCCAGGTTCATTGATTGATAGTAATGGTGCAGCAATTATTAAACCTCGACTAAACATGCTATGTTCACAATATAAATTATTAAGACCTAATTTTGTATCTAATTATGTAAAAATTGCAGATAATGGTAAAGTAAAAATACTAAGTAGAAATCCTGATGTTATTAATAATAAAAATGATATAGATTTAGTAATACCGCCAGACATAAATGAATCCAATAGAAAAATTTTAAATGATGCGATAAAAGCTCAAAATGATAAAGCTTGTGAAACATTGAAAAATGCTGCACCTACTGATCAAATAGATTTAAATGATAGTGCTAGAGATCCAAATGCAATAAATTTAATATCAAGCAAAAAAACAAAAAGTAAAATAGATAATTTACATCCAGATATAAAACCATATGTAATAGCATTTATTAATAAATGTAAAGCTTCTGGATTTGATTTAGAAATAACAAGTGGATATAGATCAATAGCATATCAACAATCTCTACAAAAAACTGGAAATGCAGCTAAACCAGGATTCAGTTATCATAATTATGGATTAGCAATAGATGTAAAACCATCAAATAATAAATGGGGAGATACAGGTGAAATTGCGGAATCATTAGGATTTAGATGGGGTATTCATTTCAAAAATCCAAAAAGTGAAAGATGGCATTATGACATGTCATTTGGATTTTCTACTACACAATTAAAAAATAAATTTGATCAGGGGGATGTGCTCAATGGTTATGTTAATTTAGGACCAAATACTCAAGTACCAACAACAAATAATCAACTTAATGGACAAAATTATTCAATAAATCCTTCAAGTTCAGTTAGTAAGCCATGTGAAGGTATGAAAGCATTCAATAGATCAGATGCAGATCAAAATAAATCAAATTCTAATAATAAAAGTGATGAAAGTGAATCAGCACCAACAAAAGAAGAAGAAGAAAGAATAGCAAATCTTTCTTGTATAGAATTAGCAACAAAAATATTATTGGATAGAATAGCAAAAGGTGAAGGCGCTACAGATACTCTTGCTGCAAAATATGGATTTAATAGTGCATATGATATAACATATTCTTATGGAAAATATACTCCAGATTATATTGGAAGCAAGCAAATTAATCCTATTACTTCTTTAACACTAGGTGAACTAAAACAAGTTCAACACATTATGCTTAGAAATGGATCAAAATCTACATCTATGGGTAAATATCAAATTGTATTACAAAATATACCTGATATTCAACAAGCGTTAAATATGGATGATAATACTCTATTTTCTCCTGATACACAAGATAAAATGGCATATCAATTATTAAGACTAAAAAGAGGTTATGATAATTGGTTAAATGGAAGTATATCAGATGATAATTTTCAAGAAAATTTAGCTAAAGAATGGTCATCAATAGCATCACCAACAAATGGAAGATCATATTATGGTCAACACGTAGGGACATCAGATGATGAAATAAAAGAAGTGATGTCTTCTACTAAAAAACAAATGAATCAATGTACATAAAACTTTCTAATAATTTTTTAATATAATATTTTAAAAAAGTTATCAGAATTGTTCAAACATAAAAATATTTTAATTATAGGTGATGTTATGTTAGATTCTTATCTATTCGGTACCGTTGAAAGAATTTCGCCTGAAGCTCCGGTTCCAATTATAGATGTCACATCAAAACAATATAAATTAGGTGGTGCAGCTAATGTAGCAGCAAACATAATAAATTTGGGTGGAAATCCAATATTATGTTCTATTATAGGTAACGATCAAAATGGTGAAATTTTTTTATCATTATTAAATAAAATAAAAATTTCAACACATCAAATACATCAATCAAGTAATAGAATCACAACAAATAAAACCAGAATAATTGGAAATAATCATCAAATGGTAAGGATAGACGAAGAAATAAAAACAGAAATAGTTGAGGAAGATCAAAATTATTTATTAAAAATAATAAATAGTGTGTTTGAACGACAAAATGAATTTAAAATTAATTGTATTCTATTTCAAGATTATGATAAGGGAATATTAAACGAATATATTATAAACTATATTACAAATTTAGCGCAATCTTTAAATATTCCAATAATAGCAGATCCTAAGAAAAATAATTTTAATTTTTATAAAAATATAACACTATTCAAACCAAATTTCAAAGAATTTAAAGAAAGTATAAATATTAATTCATCTAATCGTGATGAATTACTTAAAAATGGAGCAGAAATATTACATAAAAAAGGTATTGAAATTATATTTGTAACTCTCTCAGAAGATGGAATTTTTGTATCCTATAAAAAAGATGATAATATAATAAACAAAATAATACCAGCATCTATCATAAATGTTGTAGATGTGTCTGGCGCAGGAGATGTGGTTTTAAGCATAATTCCATTTTTACTTGATGAGTTAGACATAGAAAAAATTGCAAAAATTGCAAATATTGCTGGTGGAATGGTTTGTGAAGAAATCGGAGTTGGGACAATTAATAAAGATAAATTGATGAAAGAGATTGATATTTTAAATATTATCTAAAATTTTTTGAAAAATTTTATAATTTTTATCTATTATAAATATAAAATTATAAATGTTGATATTTATATACAACCAAAAAATACTGTACAATCTATAAACTTAAACATTGTTATTCAAAATAGTTTACAAGATAAAATAAAAAAATTAAGAAAATTAAGAAAGAAAAAATTAGAACATTTATATGGAACAAACTAAAAGAAGTGGAAAAATTTCATCCACCAATGAAGATGATTATAATGATGAAATAAACCCAATTGAAGACATAATTGATAGATTGAACAATTGTAGATTAAATTATTATAAACTATATAAAAAAAATTATAAAGTCGCATCTATTAGATTAAGACAAGATTTGGAAATAATTATACAGACTGCAAAACAATTAAAAAGAGATGCGCTCGCTCATAGAAAGGCAATAGAGGCAAGAGAAGATGCAGCAAAAAAAGAGGCGGAAAATTTTTAAAATATTTCAAAATTTATCTACCATATAATCACCAATTTGCTGTTATTTTATTTAAACATTTATTATAAAAGTTTATATAAAAATAAAAAATATTTATTGATAATGTCAAATTTAATTAATAAAGTAAGTAATTTTAAAAACGTAAAAATAGTAAGTATTCCAAATGAAGGAATGATTAACTCTAATTTTTTAGCTGTTTATGATTTTGATAATCCAACAATTGAACATATTAAATCAAATGAATACAAATCAATATTTTATATTTATCAAATAGAAGAAAATCATGCCAGATGGGTTGAATTAGAGGCAGGAATAAAATATTTAAAAGAATTAAGGAAAGAAAAACTAAAAAAACTAGAAAAGTTATGAATTATTTCGCGTATGGGAGTAACCTAGATTCATCAAGAATGATCGAACGTGGTGTAAATTTCACATCAAAAGAAAAAGGATCACTCAAAGGTTATAGATTTATTATCAATAAAAAATCTCAAAAAAATCCAAATATAGGATTTGCTAACATTATTAAAGATAATTCTTCTCACGTTGAAGGAATTATTTATGAGCTTAATCAAGATGATATATTAAAATTGGATAAATATGAGGGTGCGCCTAAGCATTATCGTCGTGAAAGTCATCGTATTAACAATAAAGAATGTGTAGTTTATGTTGCAAATGATGAATGGACAACAGTTAATGAATTAGAAGCTACAGAAGAATATAAAAATCATATTTTAGAAGGTAAAGAATTTTTAAGTGAAAATTATTATAAAAAATTGTTAGAAATTAAAACTATATGTTAGAAAATATTAAAAATCTAAATTTAAGTATAAAAATTAATAATATAGTATTTGATATAAAGGATATTGATATTGAAATTAATACAATTACAATGTTTGGAAATCATAATAATTATGTTATGCCATCACCACAGAAATGTATAAAAATATCAGCAGAAACTTCAAATAACAATTATATAGCATTAAATAATTGGATTGAATCTTCATATTATTCCTCTATTAGAAATTATAAACAAGATATAAATTATAATGGAATTTTTATTGGAGGAATATTTCCTATAGACTATACCTTTAATCAATATAAAATAAATGTAACATTTTCTGCAGATTATATAAATGGTGATTTTTCATTATTCAAATTAAAAGAATTAAGAAAAGAAAAATTAAAAAGATTAAACAAAATATGTCAGAATTCATAACAGAATCTACAGATTTTTTATTAAAATTGGGAATAGAAATAACTGATATACATTATTCTAAAATAAATGGTTATCCAATAATCAAAATTGAAAACAACAATTTTGGTTATTTTAAAAAAATTCGAAAATACTTTAAAATAGATATCTTCAGAATATTAGAAAATAATATAAGTAGTGCCCATTATAATCCAACTCCAATAACAAAAACCTTCTATAATAATGAAATTAATGATATTAATGAAATTATTATTATTCTTAATGATTTTACTGATAATGCTAAAATATTACTACAAAGAAAACAAAAATTAAAAAAACTAAATATAATATGTCAAAAATAGAAGTAAAAAACTATATATGTAAAAACAATTTTTCAGATATGTTTATCACAAATGAAATATATAAAACACATTATACCTATCATAAAAATATTATACCTTATAATATTACAGCTTTTTCTAACAATGGTAATCATAGTAATAAATTTCACACTTTTAACTATATAGATTTTTTTGAAATATTCTACAACGAAAAAGAAATTAGATTAAAAAAATTAAACAAAATATGTCAAATATAACTTAAATTTATTTATATATAGAAAATGATTAAAACTATATATTTATGAAAATAGTAGAACGACATATTATTAAAAAATCAGATAAAAGATGGAAATCATTAGATAATATTTGTTTTTTATCTAAAAATCTTTATAATTCTGCGTTATATTATATAAGAAAGCATAAAGAAGAAACTGGTAAATTTATTAGATATAATGATTTAGAAAGAGAATTTAAATTAAATGACCAACCTGATTATAGAAATTTGCCAATATCATCGTCACAACAAACTCTTATGTTAATAGATAAATCTTTAATATCATATTTCAAGTTGTTATCTAAATGGAAAAAAGATAAAAAATCATTAAACGGTTGTCCTCAATTTCCGCATTATAAAGATAAAATTACAGGTAGATTTCCTGTAATATTTACTATTAGTCAAGCTAAATTAAAAAATGAATATATACATTTTCCTAAAAAATCATTAATCGAACCTATAAAAACAAATGTAGAATCATTAAAACAAGTGCGAATTATTCCTCAATCATCTTGTTATGTAATTGAAATAGTTTATGAAAAGCAAGAAAAAGAAAAAATAATTAATGATAATTATTTATCTATAGACCTTGGTCTAAATAATTTAATGACTTGTTACGATACAAAAAATAACAAATCATTAATTATAAATGGTAAACCAGTAAAATCAATAAATCAATATTATAATAAAAAGAAAACTAAAATACAATCAAAATTAATAAAAAATCATAATAAATATAGTTCAAATAGGTTAAATAATCTAACATTAAAACGAAATAATAAAATTACAGACTATCTCCACAAAAGTTCCAGGTTTATAGTCAATTATTGCGTGAATAATCAAATATCTAATTTGGTTGTTGGATATAATAAAGAATGGAAACAAGAAATAAATATTGGTAAAAGACATAACCAAAACTTTGTAAATATACCACACGGATCATTATTAAATATGTTAGAGTATAAATGCAAGTTAGATGGTATAAATTTTATTCAGAACGAAGAAAGTTATACTAGTAAATGTTCAGCATTGGATTTGGAGTCATTAAGTAAACATGAAAATTACGTTGGTAAAAGAGTTAAAAGAGGTTTATTTGTGAGTTCAAAAGGGATAAAGATTAATGCTGATTTGAATGGAGCTTTAAATATATTAAGGAAAGTAGCACCAGATAAGGGAAAAGAAATTATCCAAACTAAAAGGTGTAGAGGTCAAGCGATTTGGCCATCAAAGATTAATCTTTGACAAAAATAAATTTTATATCGTGTCAAAAATATTCATAATAAGTAACACAAATTTCAACCTATCAAAAAACCTTTCTTCTAGAGAATGGTTAAAAAATATGGACTACTATTTCTACAATGAATTCATGCCTTATTTGACTAATAATGCTGAGCCCAATGATATATTAATTCATTTAGGTAATCTACTATGCAAAACAAAAACAATTGATTTAACAGTCTTAAAATTCATTCAAGACATATTCGAAAAAATATCAAAAATACTTCCAGTATATATTATAGAAGGAGAAAATGATACACTATCATTAAATATTCTTAAAAATATAAGCAATATTGAAATTATTAAAGAGCCTAAAAAAATAGAAATACTTTTAACTGAAAGTTTTGTTGCACTTCCAAGAAATACACAAATAGAGGATCTTGATAAATTTGATTCTAATTATTGTTTTTTTAATTTTGATTATATGAATACACCGAAAAGAGACATTATTGTAAATAAACTTAAATCATATAAAAAATGTTATAATGGATTTTATGAAAAAAATAGTGTAACTGCAAATATAAAAAATTTAGCGTCACCATATAATATTGATAGTGATAGTAAAAAAGGATTTATTGTGTTAGATGTTTATGCTGATAAAGATAAATTTATTCAAAATAAATTAAGTCCAAATTTCAAAAAAATAAATATAGAAATAGAATCTGATCTAAACATTCCAACTGAAACATTTATCAACAATTATGTCAGTTTAAATATAAATAAGCAATTATTAATTGATAATAAATTGAAAATAGAAATGTTAATATCTGAGCATGATATTGTTAATGTGAACTATATTGATAATGAAATTTTGAAAGATAAAGAAGATATTTTAGAATTAAATGAATCTTCATTATCATTAAATGAAATGGTAATTGATTATATAAATCAATCACCATCTGAAAATAAGACAAGAATTTTACAAGAATTTAAAAATATTGTGGAACTTAATAAGAAATAATCACAAATTAGGTTTCCTTATCATATAATTATCATACATATTCACAAAGCCATATTTAGAATATAATTTATGAAGTAGATTATTATTCATTTTAGGTCCTTTAGAAGCATGCATAAAAGCAATAGTTCTACAAGAACTTGGAATAAATTCTTGTAAAGAAGACGTATTACAAGATAGTTGTGAATCAACTAATAGCTCAATAGTAGTGTTAGTAGCATCAGCACTTTTACATAAAAATTTAAGGGCAGTTGAACAATTACCAAGTCTTCTATGTTCAGATATAGTTGTTATTAAATCTAAAACAAAAACCTCAGAAGTAATATGAAAAACAATATAACAATCATTCAAAAGAAGAACACCAGGACATATTAATATAGAGCCAAGCATAAGCATATAATTTATCATAGATTCCTCATTGTGTGAGCTTTCATTAAATTTACAAAAATCATTAATTTTCATTTCAGAATTATATATAATTTTTTACAATTTATTTTATTCTACCTTATATTTACATTCTTCAATTTTCATATGATATTTACCTTCAATTCTTATTTCTGGTTTAAAATGTTCCAATTTAATATGAATATCCTTTATAATATCAGAAAAATATTCAACACCATTTATAAGTACTATACTTGATTTAGGAAAATTAATACTAAGAGACGATAACCAATCTGACGCTGGTAATGGTTTTGGTTTTAAAATATAATATTTATTTCCTATAATATATTTTTTCATTTCTAGTATTTCAATTGGATAAAAATATTCTAATATTTCATTCCTACTCTTTGTATTTTTTGATAAAATATTTTTTTTGAAAATATCATAATCTTTATTAGTTATTTTTTTACCATTAAAAAATGAATCATCACCATAAAATTCGAATAACACATTTTCATAAGTACAATTTTTCTTAAATGTACTACCATGAAAATATCCAGAAAATAAACAAAATTTAAAAGAACAATTATCAAAAGTTGTCCATCTAATATGATCAGTCAATATACAATTTTCAAAACTACATTTTCTAAATTTAGCATTATCCATTGGAACAGCACCAGCAAAATTCACATCTTTAAAAGTACAATCAACAAAAGTTATTTTATTCAAATGAACCCATTTATCAATAATATCATATCGTGTACCCTTATAATTGATAAATTTCCAATTTTTTATAGTTACCTCTCCAGACCCATCATATGACCAACCAATTAAATCAATTTGATCCTCATTACGATCAATAAAATCTTCCATTATCGGATTATTTGTGCGAAATCTTTTTTCCATGTTTTATATTTTTAACAAAGATAATTAATTTTTCTGAAAAAACACAACAAATCTGTCAATAAAGATGATTTATTGACAGATTTGTTGTGTTTAAAATTCTGGTTCTTGATGAAATGGTCGTAATTGACTCACTTTACTTTTCTTTTTTATCTTCAGTTCTTCTGGTAAAAATTCACCAAATTCTCTAATCATATTAATTTTAGCCATAATATGATGCTTAATATTTACATCAAAATTTTTAGCAAGTATATTCCAAGCAGAACCTTTAGACATACCTTTATTAACATTACTCACTTTTGTCCAATCCTTTATGCCAATTTTTGCAACATTAAACATTTCGTCTAATTGCTCATTTGTTACAATTTCAGCAATTTTTTTAGCATCAATTCTATTCATTATTTTATATTATTTTAATTATGTGGTAAATTTAATTATGTGGTAAAGAATTCATATATGTAAGATATGAAAATAAACTCATATTTAATTCATACTGTTTATATTTATCAGCAATAAAATTATCTTTAATTAGAATTGATAATACTGAGCATTTTTCATATTCTTCTAAATTTTGAAAATATTTTAGCATCCATTTTAATTCTAGTCTTTTCCATATACCATCTGAATCTAAACAAAATTTACATATTTCAATATTATTTGTCTCTATTATCAATTTATAACAATCTTCAAATGATTGATAACTTTCAGCAATTTCTTTATATTGATTCATTACATCCTTTTTATTCATTTTTTTATCGGTCATTATTTTATATTATTTTTATATCTTTCTTCAATAAAAGAATAATCAACTACTCGTTGCTCAATATCAGAAAAAGAATTAATTTGAGTTGTCATCATAGGATTTGTCATAAGGCAAATGCCTTTTGTCTGAATATTTTTAGCTAGATAAACATCAAGTATATCATCAAAATTTTTTATAATTTTAATTCCATCATATTTATTTATAAAAGAGTCGTAGACAAGATTACTATATGCCATTGAATGAACCGCAAAAGCATTTTTTAATAAAATTAGATTTGGTTTAAATTTAATTAATTTTTCATGTGTATTTGCACCTAAATAAAATAAATGCCACTTTATTCCTTGTGCTTGGTTAATAGAAGTTTGTAATACTTTTTGAGGATTATCAACAATAAATTCAAAATCATCTTCAAAAACTAAAACATTTTTTAATTTTTTTTCCTTTGCGATTTTTACAATAGCAAGATTAGATTTTATTACACCAACTCTACCATCATCTTCTTTTATAGCTGAAAATCTCTGAACTCTATCTAAAATATCAGCCTTTTTGAACTCCTCCTGTGCATGATTCCATCTATCAATTCTTGTGTCTAAATTGATACAATATATCTCATCAAAATAATCAAACGGATTGCTCATATTAAATGTTTATTTTTTATATCAAATAATTTTTTGATAGTTTAAATTAATATATAAGTAATGAAACATATCAAATTATTTGAAAAATATATTACTGAAGTTCCTAAAATTATAAATGATGGTATAATTAATTTTGCAAAAATTTATAATAAAGAAAAAGGTTATTCAAATAAATCTATATTTTATAATAATAATATAGGACCAGGTAAATATGTTTCTATTGCAGAAAATCCTGTTGATAACTTCGGCTATATTATTGTTGGTGACTTACAATTAGAAAAATTTATAAGAAACGCTAAAGATGATGGACTGTGTGATACATTATACATGAGATCATTAACTAATAAAGTTAATAAAAAATATGGTAGTAGTAACGTTATTAATGTTGCTATTGATGGTAATCCAAAATTAGATATAACAAAAAATACAAATACAATTTGGGATAAAATGTTTAATCCAATTGACGATAAACAAATTGTAAGAATGATGGATAAAGAAACAATTATTGAAGAAAACACTTTAATTGTTAATAAAAAAGGAGAAATTAAAACAAGTGCAAAAGGTGACAGTTGAATAATACGGTACAAAGAAAGTGATGATTATATATTTACTCAATTTCATTCTGGTTGGAATGTAATAATGAAAGAAGATGATTTTATTAGTAAATTTATGAAAGATTCAGAATTTCTACTATCTGTACATAAATATAATATTTAATATATAAGTAATGAAACATATCAAATTATTTGAAGCATACGATCAAGAAAAGTGGCGCGATGCTTATAAAGAAGGTGATTATATATTATTTAAAAATTCAAGATTAGATATGTATAAATTTAATAATAGATTATACATATTTAAATATGCTAAAATTATTGATATAAATAGTGAAGATCATATTGGACGTGAATGTACATTTGAAATTATTGTACATAATCCTTTAGAAGATGATAAAGATGCAAAATTTTTTATTTTAGGCACAAGAGACAAATTTGATTCAATTGAAAGAAAATTAACACCAAAAGAAATTGAAGAATTTGAATTAAAAAAGAATAAAATTAAATATAACTTATGAAACATGAAACTTTAAAAAAAAATTATCAAAAAAATATAATTTATGAAATATTTAAAAAAATTTGAATCAGAAAATATAATGGAAAAAGAACAATGTTTTGTTTTTCTTCAAGGAAATGATGCTAATATGGAGCATTACTATGATTTAGTTCGTGAAAGTAAAAATGATAATTTAATACTTTATCCTGAAAGAGCAATGACATTTGCTGATACTGTTGATTATAGACATTATGTTAAATCAGTAGTTACTGAAAATCCGTTTATAATATCTTGCTATCCAAGAGAGAATGTATGGGTATTACAAGATGATGAATGGGTTAATCCAGAGATACAAACATATGGAGCCAGTGTGAATATAATAACATCGTCAATTTTACAATATCATAATACAATACCAACTTCTGTCTTAGGTGGTGTCAAATTTAAAGATAGAGTTAAAAAATTAAAAAATTATAATCGGGATTAATGAAATACTTGAAAAAATACGAAAGTTCAGAAAAAGATACACCAAAATTCAAAGAAGGTGATGATGTTATTTGTATAGATAATGAAGACTCATGCTTAACTAAAGATATGAGATACTTAGTGAAAAAAATATTCAAAAATAAAAATGGTTATTATGTTTGCAAAGTAAATAGTAAATTAGGAAAAATTGGAGAAACTTTTGGAACATTTTCTTGTGATAGATTTATATCAGAAATTAGAAACAATATTCAAAAATATAATTTATGAAACAGACCTAAATAAATATAATTTATGAAACATTTAAAACTTTATACACAATACATTAAAGAATCTATCAAATTTGAAAATACTAAAAATTTTCAAATTGGAGATATAGTTATATGTATTGATAATTCTTCAACAATATCCGATTATAATTATAGTAAATATTTAAAAATGAATAATATTTATCAAATAGAAAATATAAAAAAATTTGATGATTGTGAACCAATTGAGCAATTAAAATTAGTTAATGTTAGACGATATTGGGAACCAAATAGATTTAGATTAGCAGCACCGGAAGAAATCATAACAAAAAAATACAATTTATGATAAAAAAATATTTAGAATATATTAAAGAGTCTATCACAACAGACGTCGATGGACTATTAGATAGTATCAATGATAAAAAAGGTGACTTTTTTATAATTCATCTATCTAATAGTGATTACTTAAATAAAACTATTGAGTATCTATATGATGATGCTAATTTTAATAAACAATTATTTAAAGACCATTTAAAAAAAGGCGAAATGGAATCTACAACTGACATTGAAAATTTTTTGAAAAAAGATATAGATATGAAATTTTTCTTTCTTTATAGTAGGAATGAATCAATATTAGATAATCCTGATTTTTTAATTTTGCAATATTATAAAGATGATAAATGGTCTCCTATTGAAATTTATACAATTAAAGGTAAAGTTGAAGATTTTTACAAAAAATTAACCGCAAAAACAATTGAATTAACTGATAATAATATCACTTATGTATATGAAACATCAAATTCTGGAAATAATTGGTTATTAAAAGATAAAGATAAAAAGACTGATAAATTTAAAGAAAATTTAAATACCGATAGTATCAAAGATATTATACGATCTGGTGCTAAATTAAAAATAATTGAATAATGAAAACATTTGAAAAATTTATTGAAAAAGAAAAAATATTAATTAATAAAAGATATATTTTATGGTTTGATAATTCCGATGAATACAAAGATTTTAACACATATGAAATATTAGAAATGACAGAAATAACATATGAACCAGATATAAGATATTGGTCTGAAACAATTTATAAATATAATTCTGAAACAAATACACTCGAAGATTATTATGCAAATGGTGAAAATTTTTTTACAAATATGAACATGAATTCGGTTTTATATCAATCAAATAATCTTGAAGAATTAAAAAACGAATTAATATCATCAAATAAATATAATTTATGATTAAAACATTTGAAAAATTTAATAAAACATCACATGAGTATTCACGCTATAATATTAAACATGCTGAATCACATTATGATGGCACACCAATAAAACATGATAATTCAAAATATGAAGATAATTTTTATTATATTATAGAGGAATACAAATTTACAATATGTGATTTAAAATATTGTGCAAAAAGTGAAAGAACATTTGATATTAAATTTTTTGATTTTGCTAAAAATAAAGAATTGTTAAATATACTTAATATTGATCATTACTATAATATTGAACAATTTATTAGTCATTTTTTAAGAGTTTTGGATAAGGATAAACAAACAGAAAAACTTTTAAAAAATCCAACACTTAGGATATTAGTTCAAGATGGCAATCTATTTCTTGATGTTTTAGAAATATTTAATCCAGATGATATAAGAGTTGTAGCAAGAAAATATAATTTATAAAAATTGAATAAAAATATTAATATATATAATAATAAAAAATAATTTTAAAACAATATGAAACACTTAAAAAAGTTTGAACAGCATAATAATGACACAGTTAATGAGTGGTTTGGTCAAGAAGATAATTCAAAAGCAAAAGAAGAAATTTTGATACAAATTAATCAAAAACTTGAAAAAGCTAAACAAAATATAGACGCATTTGTAAAATTTGATGAAGATACATTACGTCAACAACTTCTAGATCAAGCAAAAAATGATAATTTTAAAGGTAAAGTTGTAATCAAACGTGAGCCTACAGGAAATCAAAAATATCATATTGTATATTGGAATTATAACAAACAATACAACTATCGCACCTTATAAAAAAATATTTAAAGTTTAATAAAAATCACAGGGTTCTGTGATTTTTATTTTTTAAATTTTTTATATTTACAACTGCGCCATATTCAATAAACAAATCAAAAAATTTTTCATAATCTTCGCCCCAATATATCATACTACATGACA